AAAAGGAACGGGAACAATTGGTGAGCCACCGCCGCCGCCACCGCCGCTAATACCACCGCCGCCACCGCCTGTATTAACGGTGTTAACTTGAACAGTTAAAACAGGGGCTTTAAGTTTATTTAATGCGTCTTGGACTAAAGCAATATCACCTATGGCTTTGTTAATGTATGAAGGGTAATCTTGCAATGGATTTAAGGCAGGTGGTAAATTCTTAATTGCGCTTGCCAAACCTGTTGTCTGTAATTGAGATAAGGCTAATTGATTGCTTAAACGGTCTGCCTCTGAAGCATTTTCTGTAAGTAAGGCAAGTTGTAAAGATAGTCTAAGTTTCTCGTCCTCAGTTAATTGATTCTGCAAGGCTGCCATGATTTGTATTTGTTCCATGTCAAGCAAGCCACTTGCTTTTTTAAGTTTAGCCTGATTTTTAATAGCCTTGGTTTGTGCGTTAGTTGCTTTTAATTGGGCAAGTGCGGCAGCCTTGGCTTCCTTGGCAGCCCTAGCAGCTGCACCCTCGGCAAATTTAGCCGCACCGCCTTGATCGCCCCCAGCCATTGAACCGCCAGCGGCAAACATACTTTGTAGGTTATTAGTTGCCTTAGTTGCAGACTCACTAATTGCGTCAACGCCTTTAATCATTAAGCCAATTGCTGCAAACATGCCAGCAGTCATAGCGGCTGCGCCTAATGGGCTAAACAGGAAGTTTCTAGCAATTGCTGAAGCTAGTAAAGCATTTCTAAGAACTTTAACGGTTTTAACAATTGTGCCTAATGCTGTTATGAAAGCGGCTATCTTGTTAATGGTGAAAGCGGCAAGTAAGACAGCTGCAAAAGACTTAACCAAAACAATGTTATCTCTTAATAACTGACCAATTCTAATTAAGGCTTGAGAAGTAGATTCACCAAAATTAATAATCTTTGTTTGTAATTGGTCTATATCTGTTGCGCCACTAATACGCATCATTGCTTCAACAAGACCTGCGCCAATACTGATTCTAGCAATGTCGGCTGCAACCTTTAATTTGGCTAATTTGCCAGAAAAAGTATCAGCTGCTCTTGATGCTGCGCCTTTTGTAATGTTAGTTATTTCTTTCAGGATTAGAGCAAAATCACCTGAAGCGAGAGTTGTTTTGCTCAAACCTAATTCTAATCCGTTTAAGCCTTTTGTGTTTCCTAGATAAGCCTTGCTTAAAGCGTCTGCGGCTTGTACTACACTAATGTTTTGACGAGCAGCAATATCTAATGCAATGTTGGTAAGGTTTTGTGAGGCTGCAAGACTTCGGGTTGTGGTCAGTAATTGCTGGTATGCAGGAATTAACTGCTGATCTGCAACTCCATATTGTAATTTTAAACTGTTTAAAAATGCCAATGAGTCTGAGGTTGCAAACTCAAAACCTATGTTGCGTAGTGAGTTGGAAAAAAGTGCTAGTTGCTTTTCTTGAGCAGCAAACGCACTAACCGCTGACTTAGCAAAAGCGGTAACACCGACACCAATGAGAGCTTGTTTAACGTTTCTAGCCAGTTTATCGGCAGCGTTCTCAGCTTGAGTAAATGCTTTCTTGCCTGTAAATTGCGCGGCAATATCAATTACTATACTCATTGTGACGCCTTCCTAAAATATTGTTTCTTTTTAAATTGCTCGTTAGCATTGTAAATAGCAGTTAAAGCGGCTGCGTTAGCTTTCCCACCGTCCTCAGCCCAAGCCCGAAAAATCAACCGACCCTTCATATACCGACCGCGTTTTGTTGAACTTTCAAGATTGCCTTGCTTCAATTCACCCATTGCTTGGATAAAATCTGCGCCCGCTTGAGGGTTGTTGGAACGACTAATATCCTTTTGACGTGGGTCACCTTTGCGACCAACCCAAGACTGACCTGAAGGATTCTGTTGAACTATATTTAATGTTTTTAACAATTGTTGCAGCGTTAAATAAAGGAAACTTTCTTAATTTATTATCCTGAGCATCAAAGTAAAATTCAGATCGTCGCCTATAACTCCAACCGCTTAGGGGTGAATCAGGAGGCACATGTTCTTGGGCTTTTTTAACTACACCACCAAGGGCAACAGCCATTTGATCGTCTAGTTGTACAGCTAGGGCAGGGGCGTAATCTTTAAGAGCTTTTTGAAGCTCAATTAAACCTTTTATTTCTGCTGGCATTTTCCCTAGCCTTTGCGTCGTCTTTGAGAACCGCTAAAGTTGCCTTTAACAAATCCCTGTCCATATCAATAAACGTTTGGTGCGGAAGTCCTGTTGTTATTGCTAACCTAGCAACGAGGTAGTGAAAGGAATCCCGCGTTATCCATTTGGGGAGTCAGCGTCAAGAATTTCTACTTTAACAAGCTGCTCCAAATACTTATCACCAAAAGGCACAACAGTTACGCCATTGCGCCTTTCAGCTTCCCAAGCCAACCAATAAACCGCGCTTTGTTTTTCCTCATCTCGGAAATACTTATGAAAGCCACTTTTAAAATGGGATTCAAACGCGAACTCAATAACAGGAGTAATTTCATATTCAGAAATTTCACCTGAAGCCTTGGTTATTTTAAGTTTAATCATTTTAGTCCTTTGTTATGACCAAGTACCAGTGGTTGCGTACGCTGTCTTGCTATTGCATGTAAACGTCAAGTCCATCATGCCTATATCAGCGACCGCGCCATTGATGTCGGTTAAGTTGTCAATCAAAATCGTACCACTGTACAACGGGTTGGTTGCGGACACCGCGCTGGCAGTATCTTGAATTGCTTCAAAAGCAACGGTTGTACCAAAAGCGGCTTGCAGTGTAGCTCTTACTGAGCCTGCACCTGAAGCTAAGTTATCATTTAGAAATGATACGGTAATCGTGTCCGCTGATAATCCAGTCGTAAATTTGTGAGAATTATCGCCCATCGCGCTGATCTCAATTTGATCAAGAACGCGGTTTAGGGTAAAAGCTGTTACATGGTCAGACAAGTTAACGGAGTTAACTTTAAATCCAACCTTGTTATTTAAAAACGTTGCCATGAATTATTCCTCGTCTTTCTTGGTTATTGTTGGTTTTGGCTTGTCTTGTGTTGCTATTTGACCGATCTTTTTAAGAAAGGCAATGTCCTCATCTGTAAGTGTCATTGTTTAACTCCAAGTTGTTAGTGTGCTTATATTAATTGTGGAAACCATCATCTCTTGAGCTTCCTGCAATACCGACGGCGCAGATACGCTTTCAATGTCAAATTTAATGCTTGACGCAACTAGTTTTAAGAATACTGCGCAAACCATTTCCTCTAACGCAATCAATGAAGCTTGATTGTCCAGCATTGGGACTATGCAAGTTATTGTAAAGTTTGCTTTTGCCCCAACATTGTATTGATTGTTGCTTGGCTCAAGCATTGGGTCGGCATACCTGAGAACAACGCTATTGGCGGTGGGTGTGGCTGGCACATAAGAGAACGTGTCCCACACCCCCGCATTGCTTAGCGCGGACGCAATGGAAGCTCTGAGAGTTGTAACGGCAACTGTCATTAGCCTATTAGTCCATTGGGAGCTAAGTGGTTCGCAATTAAGCCTCTAACTTTTGCTATAAGAGTTGAACCCATTTTGAAAGGACTTGGTTGAAAATTAGGGTCTAATGCTCCGCCGTTTGCTGCCTGTTTGGCTTGCCAGATTTCAGTTGCAACCATAAGGGTTGCTAAATTTATTTCAGGAATTGTTGCATAGTCAACATTTGTTGGGGCGGCAACTGTTCCGTAAGGTCTAACATTTCTTTTTGTTTCTGCTGCATTATGAGATATTACATAAGAAATTGAATAATCTGTTTTGGCAGTAACCGTTTTATTTCCGCCGTTGTAATGAGCAGCAACATTTTCTACTGTTACAACTTGCCCAATTTGTATATCATGAATTGTATCTGTGTAGATTGTGGCTAGTGTTGTTGTACACTCTCTAGCAATTACATTGTAATCATTAAACCACAAATAGCTTTTAATTACGTTTTCGGCAGCCTGACAGACTTCCTCAACCGTTGCTGACGAATACAAATTTCCTAATTGTAAATTTGCTCGGAGTTCGGCTTCAGTAACGTATGTCGCTGGCAAAATATTTTCCTTTCTTAAAAGTTAAGGGGCGAAGGCTTCCAACGCCCCTTAACAGGTGATTCCTATGAAGGAAAGTTTATGCAACCATCCACTTGTAAGCTCCAGCAGCAACTTTAGTTGCAATTGCGCCGTAACCATAATAAGAAACTTCAATTTGACCAGTTGAAATCAAATTAGTTTCCAAGCGATATTTGCTTGACTCATACCATGTGTAAGATGTTGGATTTAGAACGATAATTGAGTTATCGCCTGTTCCAGATAATGCACGAGAAACGCGAAGGTTTAATCCACCAATGTTTCCGCGAACGTTAGTTGGTGTTAGATTTCCTGAAGC